TGATAAGAGAATCTATGACAGGATCTCCGATATCACGATTTCCATGAAGGGAACGGATCACCTGCAGATGCCGGAACTGATCAACTCCGAATATCCGGTATATCTGGATGAGGATGAGCGTGAGAAGTATGAGGCGATGGCCAGTGACCTGGTGATCAATCTTCCGGGCGGTGAGGTGACGGCTGCCAATGCAGCGACGCTTTCCGGAAAGCTGACGCAGATGGCGAATGGTGCTGTTTATTCCGATGCCGGCGGTATCGAGTTCATTCACGATAAGAAGCTGGATGCTTTGGAGGATATCATCGAAGCGGCAAACGGCAAGAGCATTCTGGTGGCGTATTGGTACAAGCACGACCTGACAAGGATCATCGACAGGCTGGAAGCTTTAGGTGTGAATTACGGAAAGCTGGATTCGGATCAGAGCATCGAAGACTGGAATGCAGGAAGACTGGAAGTGGGACTGATACATCCGGCTTCTGCAGGACACGGACTGAATCTTCAGAGCGGTGGCAACACATTGGTGTGGTTCGGCATGATCTGGAGCTTGGAGCTTTATCAGCAGACTGTCGCAAGGCTTTGGAGGCAGGGGCAGGAATCCGGGACGGTCGTGGTGCAGCATATTATTACAGCCGATTCGATTGATGAGCGAATCATGAAGGCACTTAACGCAAAGGGCAACACGCAGGCCAGACTGATCGATGCCGTGAAAGCGGAGGTAAGTGCCTATGGCAGGAAATAAAAATCTGGCAGAGGATCCGTATGAGCGATTGGCGAATGCAATCATTCTGCAGGCAGTCGCTGATTACAGGGTGGCTCTTAAGAAGATCAAGGCACATCCGAAGGATCGAAAAGCAATAGATGAGGTTTTGGAGATCGAGAAGTTTTTCCATTCCGGCTGGTGCAGCCAGCTGACAAGCGTGGACGGAGAATACCTGGTCAAGAGACTTCAGGACGAAGTGAGACAATCAGAGTCAATCCGAGGGAGAAAAAATAAATCCAATCGGAGGTAGCTTATGAACAGACATCAGCAGGAAGCCAAGAAATATTTATCACAGGCCTTCGGACTGAACCAGCGGATCGAGAGTAAGCTGGGGCAGATCGAGGATCTCCATGATCTGGCGACCAAAGCAACGGTGACATATTCGGATATGCCGAAGAGCCCGAACAGGGATGGTTCCAGAATGGAAGATGCCATTATAAAGATCATCGACCTGGAGAACGAGATCAATCAGGATATGATGAAGCTTGTGGAACTGAAGAAGGATATCATCCGCAGGATCAAAGCAGTGGAGAGTGCGGAACTTCAGACAATACTGGAACTGCGGTATCTGTCCTATATGAGATGGGAAGAGATCGCCATTGAGCTTGGTTACGGTATCGATAATGTATTCCGCCTTCACAGGAATGCTCTGGATGAAATAACGATTCCGGAAACAATACAGTAAAATCAAGTTCGGTACAGTAAGCCTATGTGATATTGTTAAACTGGCAAAAGCGAAAGATGAGAGAGCCGTTGCGGAGCAAAATACCGTGGCGGCTTTTTCTATGGGAAAGAAGGTGGAATGATGCCAAGGAAACCGAAGCATCCATGCTCTTATCCCGGATGCTCGAAGCTGACAGACAAAAGGTTCTGTGAAGAGCATGAGAAGCTGAGTAATAGCAACTATGAGAAGTACGGCAGAGATAAGTCTACGAAGAAGAGATACGGTCGTGCATGGAAGAGGATCCGTGACAAGTATGCTGCGGAGCATCCGTTCTGTGAGCTGTGTCTTGAACGTGGAATTATCGTGCCGACTGAAGAGATCCACCACAAGCTGCCTCTGAGTGAAGGTGGTACACACGATCGAAGTAATCTGATCGCGCTGTGCAAGTCGTGTCACTCAACCATACACGCGAAGAGAGGGGACTACTGGGGAAACCATCGCGGGTAGGGGCGGTGCGAATCTCTACAGGTATGGCTCCCAGGGAACGGCGCGGGGGTCACGCGTGCAAAATCGCGAAATGAAAAGTGAAATTTGGAAGGAAGGAGGGCGATGCTCTATGGCTGGAAGAAAGCCAAAGCCTACAGCGGTAAAAAAGCTGGAAGGCAATCCGGGAAAGAGAAAACTGAACACAAAAGAACCGAATCCGGGAAAGGGAATGCCCGACTGCCCTGCATGGTTATTGCCGGAAGCCAAGACAGAATGGATCCGGTTATCGGAGAAACTGAATCAGATTGGTGTGCTGACGGAAATCGACCGGTCTGCATTTGCAGCCTATTGTCAGTCCTACGCCAGATGGAAAGAGGCTCAGGAACATATCAATTCTGAGGGTGCGACCTACGAAACGGAGAACGGTATGCAAAGACCGAATCCGTGGGTTGCGATCTGTAACACGGAGCAGAGGCTTATGATGCAGGCAGCATCCGAGTTCGGACTGACTCCGTCTGCCAGATCGAGGATCATGGCGGCATCCGGTGTGGGCAAGGATGAAGAAGATGAGATGGAGGCATTACTTGGGGGTGAGGCTTAATGGCTGAGAGAAGACCTGCGGGTTATCCGAAGCTGAAGAATTATAAGCCGTCAAGATTTATGCTTCCGACATCTCATTATGATAAAGCGAAGGCTGACAGGGCTGTGAAGTTCATCGAGAACCTGTGCCATACCAAAGGAAAATGGGCTGGCAAGAGGTTCTGGCTGCTTCCCTGGCAGGAGCAGCTGATCCGTGACATCTTCGGGATCGTCAAACCTGACGGGTACCGGCAGTTCCGAACAGCTTTTGTGGAAATATGCAAGAAGGTAGGTAAGAGCGAATTGGCAGCAGCCGTCGCTCTTTATCTTTTATACGCAGATAATGAACCTTCCGCAGAAGTCTATGGGGCTGCAGCTGACAGGCAGCAGGCCAGCATCGTTTTCGATGTGGCAAGGCAGATGGTGGAGATGTCGCCGGCGCTTCTGAAACGGTCGAAGCTGATGACGGCAACAAAGAGAATCGTGAATTATGGAAATTCAGGATATTACCAGGTGCTCAGTGCAGAGGTCGGGGGTAAGCATGGATTTTCAGTCAGCGGATTGGTATTTGATGAGATTCATACTCAGCCAAACAGGCAACTGTATGATGTTCTGACGAAGGGATCATCGGATGCCAGACAGAATCCGCTGCATTTCATTATCACTACGGCAGGCACAGACAGACATTCCATTGCCTATGAACTTCATACGAAGGCGGTGGATATTCTGGAAGACCGGCGTGTGGATCCGACCTTTTATCCGGTGGTCTATGGACTGAAGGATGATGAGGACTGGGAGGATGAAGCGAACTGGTACAAGGTCAATCCTTCGCTGGGATATACGGTGGATGTCGAAAGACTTAGGGATGCTTACCGGGAAGCGAAGCAGAATCCGGCAGACGAAGTGACTTTCAAGTGGCTGAGGCTGAACATGTGGGTTTCAAGTACTGTTGCATGGATACCCGATGCGATATTCATGAAGGGTAATGAAGAGATCGACCTGGCTGCTCTGGAAGGCAGAGACTGTTACGGCGGTCTGGACTTGTCCAGCACAGGAGATATCACGGCTCTGGTGCTGATGTTTCCTCCGAGGGATGAGGATGAGAAGTATATCCTGCTTCCGTTCTTCTGGGTGCCGGAAGAGACGATACCACAGAGAGTGAAGGCGGCTTCCGTTCCTTATGACATCTGGGAGAGACAGGGATATCTGTTATCGACCGAGGGTAACGTGATCCACTATGACTTCATCGAGAAGTTCATTAATGATCTGGCGGAGAAATACCACATCGTAGAGATTGCAGTGGACAGATGGAATGCCACACAGATGATCCAGAACCTGGAGGGTGACGGATTCACGATGGTTCCGTTCGGCCAGGGCTTTGCTTCAATGTCTGGACCGACAAAGGATTTTTATCGTCTGCTCATGGAAGGCCAGATCATTCACGGAGGGCATCCGGTTCTCAGGTGGATGGCCGGCAACGTGGTGGTCGATACGGATCCTGCCGGAAACATCAAGGTAACGAAGGCAAAATCGAAAGAAAAGATCGACGGCATTGTGGCTGCAATCATGGCACTTGACCGGTGCATACGCAATCAGACGGAGCCGCAGGGGAGTGTTTATGATGAGCGCGGATTACTTGTATTTTGATGAAGGAGGGAATTGCGATGGGAATACTGAGCGGTCTATTTCGGAGCAGAGATAAGCCTACAGATAGGACAGCAGGAAGCAGCTACAGCTTCTTTCTGGGAGGTACTTCGAGTGGCAAGTATGTGACAGAACGGTCTGCAATGCAGATGACGGCGGTGTACTGCTGTGTGAGGATTCTGTCAGAGGCGGTGGCGAGCCTGCCATTACAATTTTACAGATATACCGATGATGGCGGTAAGGAGAAAGCGGTGGAACATCCGCTTTATTTTTTGCTCCATGATGAGCCGAATCCGGAGATGACTTCCTTCATTTTCAGGGAGACATTGATGACGCACCTGCTTCTGTGGGGAAATGCGTATTCGCAGATCATCCGCAACGGCAAGGGTGAAGTTGTGGCTCTGTATCCGCTGATGCCGGATCGGATGAAGGTGGACCGTGATGAGCACGGAAGGCTCTACTACGAATACACCGTCTATGATTCGGACGATGTGGACGGCAGAAAAGGCACCAACAAGGTTGGAAGGACAGTAAGGCTTCAGCCTCATGATGTACTTCACATTCCGGGATTAGGGTTCGACGGCTTGGTTGGATACAGTCCAATTGCTATGGCCAAGAATGCTATTGGTCTGGCAATCGCTACGGAAGAGTATGGCAGCAAGTTCTTTGCGAATGGCGCGGCTCCTTCCGGTGTCCTGGAGCATCCGGGAACCATTAAGGATCCGAGCAAGGTGAGGGAAAGCTGGCAGGCTACCTTCGGAGGAAGCGGCAATGCGAATAAGATTGCTGTTTTGGAAGAAGGAATGAAGTACACGCCGATTTCCATTTCACCGGAACAGGCTCAGTTCCTGGAGACAAGAAAGTTCCAGATTGATGAGATCGCGAGGATCTTCCGTGTGCCGCCTCATATGATCGGGGATTTGGAGAAGTCCAGCTTCAACAACATTGAGCAGCAGTCGTTGGAGTTTGTGAAGTACACGCTTGATCCCTGGGTGAGCCGTTGGGAGCAGGCAATGGTGAGAGCCTTGCTGACTCCGGATGAGAAGAAGAAATACTTCTTCAAGTTCAATGTGGATGGTTTGCTCCGTGGAGATTATCAGAGCAGGATGAACGGCTACGCAACAGCCAGGCAGAACGGCTGGATGTCCGCCAATGATATCCGTGAGCTGGAGAACCTTGACAGGATCCCTGCGGAACAGGGCGGCGATCTGTACTTGATCAACGGAAATATGACGAAGCTGGAAGATGCCGGAATATTTGCTGCAGGCAACAACGGAAAGGAGGAAGGAGATTCCGATGAAGAAGTTTTGGAACTGGAAAAGCAGGAAGATCAGAGACCAGGCTTCAGGCGAAGAGGTCAATGAGAGAGTGCTTTTCCTTAATGGAACCATAGCAGAAGAGAGCTGGTTTGACGATGATGTCACGCCGGCTCTTTTTAGAGAAGAGCTGAATGCCGGGACGGGAAGCATTACGGTCTGGATCAATAGTCCGGGTGGTGACTGTGTGGCGGCAGCTCAGATCTACAACATGCTGATGGACTATAAGGGCGATGTCACGGTGAAGATTGATGGCATTGCTGCATCGGCGGCAAGCGTGATCGCGATGGCAGGGACGAAGGTGCTCATGAGTCCTGTGAGCATGATGATGATCCACAATCCAGCCACTATCGCTTTTGGTGATACGGCGGAGATGCAGAAGGCAATCAACATGCTGGCTGAAGTGAAGGAATCCATCATGAATGCCTATGAGATCAAGACCGGCATGAGCAGGACGAAGATCTCACATCTGATGGATGCGGAGACCTGGATGGACGCACACAAGGCGGTGGAACTGGGCT